TTATTGACCTTCCAGGGCTGATACTCTTTGCTGCAGCTCGTCTATTTCCTGCGCTAGATCCCGCTGCTCGGCATCCTCGGGGAAATCTGCCAGGAACTTGGCGTAAGCTGCTTCTTCCTCGGGGTAAGCTAACCTGGTGCTGGTGGCCAACGCCTGCAGGGCAGTGTCCTGCTCGGGGGATGTGTCCATAATCAGCTTGTATTGCTGTTCTTCCTTTTCCAAGATAGCACGGCTGATGATTGACTCCCCTTTGACCTTTTCAGTACCGTCAACTATTTCTGTTTCCAGGTAATATACTCTTACTGTCATGTTTTCTCCTAGGCTATTTTAATCATCATGAAAGATGGGGTATAAGGGCTAGCTGCCAGAACATTCTGCGCTGCGCCTGAATTCTGATAGGCTACACACTCCACATAGTCATCGACTGCCAGGTCATAGATAGTGGCCACCAGGTTTGTTACCGATGTGCTGGTTATATAATCAGTCATATCCAGGCCAATGGTAGTAGTACGGTTAAGCTCAATACTGAGCTGGCGATGGCCATAGTTAGCAGTTGCCCATTTAATCGAAGCGATGATCAAATACTTGCCTGCGGTCTTGCAAGTAAGACGGCTGTTATTGGTAGAGTTGTCATGAATATCGTCAGTGTCAAAAACCTCAGTATTGAAGCTCAAATAAGTGGCGGAAGCACTGACTATGCTCTGAGCTGCACTATGGGTCACCCTGGCCGATTTATCCGGGACGGTTGCCGGCGGAACTGTAAAGTTACCCTGGCCGTCCAGATAATGAGCGGGGTCGTTGTCCAGCTTGGGCAGTAAGCCATGCTTGGTGATGCTGGCGTTAAGGTCAGTGTTATCATCCGGAGCTGCCAGGTCGTCAAGCTTGAGGGGATCGCTGCCTCCGGACCCGTGGCTGCCGGCATGGCTCTTGGGCGGTTGGGGGGTGGTTGCCTCTCCTGTCAGTCCGGCAAGGCTTATCTCATCACTGCCTCCGCTCTCATGACTGGTGTTATGATCAACAGGCGTCTGCGGATCGGCCAGCTCACCCGATAGTCCAGTGACGTTGATTTCATCACTGCCTCCGTTCTCATGGCTGGCGCCATGGGCGGGCGGGGCTGTTTCCAGGGCATTGACAGCGCTATTCAGATCTGAAATAGCCTTGGCGGTTATATTGATTCTAACATTAGCGCCTGCCTTATGGGCTGCAGCTGCTGTGCTTTCCTGGGCTCTCTGCACCGTAAAGGTGTCAGTACTCCTGTTGGTGACCTTAAGGATTTCGTTGTCAATGGTGATGTGGAAGGGATAAGAAGAGGGGAAACGTGCTCCCTCTCCGTTAAGGACCGTAAGGCTGGTAGCGCTGGAGCTGATAGCTGCCGATAGTTTGCTGTTGGCGTTGTTTTTAGGAACAAGAAATGTTGTTGTCATTTCACCTCACCCCCTGTATCCCCCTCTCCTTGAGGAGAGGGGGAAGAATTATTATTCCGAAGGGGCAAGCCCCTTCGAGCTTCCCCATTGGCTTTAACATTAACTATCTCCCGGAAAATAAAAGGCGTAGGTGGGGCTGTCGTCTGCCTGGGGATAAACTAAGTATGCATCCAGGCCGTTGAAATAAATGACGTCCGGAACCAGCTCGAGCAGCTCTTTGAGCAAGCCTGCTCCGGTCTGGCCTGCCTTTACTTCCATTTTTGGGTAAAGTGAAGTGATCAAAGCGCTGCGTGATTTATAGCTTAGAGTACCGCCGATGCACTGCATGAGCTTTTCGATGATGTCATAGACCGAATGGGTGTCCTCGATTAAATTAAATTCCTGGTTGCCAGGAATAACGTATTCCTCGAGGAGTCCCCAGGCATCGATGCAGTAAAGGGTGACGGTGGCCAAATTTGGCTCCCGGTCGTAAATCCAGTCCTCAATAAAATACTTGTTGGGATCCGCAACATCATTTTCTGTGGTGCGGTACCCGTAGGCAAACTCTACCCTGCTGCCTCTTTTGATATGTGTCGAGGGAAGGCTAGAGTAGGTACCTCTGGAGTTGTCCAGGGTAATCTCAAGCTCTGAGCGGTGCATGTTTCTGATGGTCTCCTCGATACCGGCAATATCACCCTGGCTTATTTCCTGGCTCTCCTCGCTGGCGCCGGTCCCCGCGGTTGGTGTTGGCCAACCATTGCCAGGCAGCGGAGATCTCCAAACTTCATTAGCCCGGGTACCCCATATATAGTTACTATCACAGGCTATGGCAAAGCCATAAGGGCAGTTCTGCTGCATCCTGTAGGCTTTGTCCCAATCAGCATCATAGAAGTCAGTAGCCGGCTTAAGCCTGAAAAACCACCTGTCACCCTGCTTATACACTGAGAGGATAGGGGGAGCACCGGAAGGCTGAGCGATAAAGGGAGCGTCCAGGTCAAGGTTATCAATGGCTCTGGCTGCCAGGATGGCAGATACCTTAAGCCAGTCCTCTCTATAAACAGGGGTCTTATAGGTGGCATGGCGTATAGTTCCTGAAGCATTACGCCTGATATTCAGGACTCCCCGCTGTGCGTTGGGATAAGGGCTTCTGCGCCTTATACTATCCTGGTAATAGCTGGTATACTTCTGTGCCTCGGCATTAAAGTCTGAATAAGGCGGTAGCCTTTCCAGGTACTGCTGCAATAGCTCTGCCTGCTCTACAGCAGCTCTGCCGGTATTCAGGTATTCGACAGTACTCCAGGTGCCGGCAGCCAGGCGGTAACCGTCTCCGTAAACTATTCTGCCAAGGCGAAGGGTGCTGCTGCTATTGATCAGGGCGATAATATTCCAGTCACCATCATGGTACATGGCCAGTCCTTCTACTACCAGGGCGGCAGGGAAGTAATAAGCCGGCTGCCAGGCTGCGCCGATACGGTAAGAAATCCAGAGGACATTATCACGAGCTCCACAAACAGCGGGCTGGCCGTTAGATTTATGACAGGCTGCCACAGCATTGGCACCACTATCAGAGTTACCTATCAGGGCAGTTGAGCCGAAAGTAACTCCGTAGTCCGTGGACTGCTGATATTGCATGTTACCTGTTAAGCTGGCAAAAATGAGAACCTCGGCACCACGGGCAGTTATGGCACAGGGGGCAATAACATTTATGGTATTGGTCCAGGCAGCGCCGAAGTCTGAGCCAGGTCCGGGACTGGCTATTCTCTGATGCTTGATAAAACTACCGTCAAGACGGCAGCGTTGCAGGCTACCATCACCGGCAATGGCTACTCCGTGGTAGTTTGGGGTGATGGTAGCCGTTTCATATAGCTTAGTCCAGTTAAACATGCCCCACTGCAGGCCGTCGCCTGTAGCTCCGCCGGATCCGCCGGCTTTCTGCGGGTGTCCGTACTGACGGGTCATCAGGCTAACCACCGGAAGGTTAGTAGCCTTCTTCTGCTCGTAGAGTAGAGAGTCAGTTAGAGTTTTCATCAAAATGCATCACTTTGCATCATTTAGCACCAATTAGCACCACTATGGGGGATCAGCTACAGAGCTTTAACAGTTGGGCTGCGTCTTCGCCCAGCCAGTAGAGGGTATGATGGGCAACCGGCAAAGCAGTTTTCCAGTTAAAGCCTTTCTTAACATACTCGGCCAGGGATACAACATCCAGGCTTTTCTGCCTGATGCGCTCATAGTCCAGGTAAGCGGTGTAGTAGCTCTCACCCAAGGCCAGGGCTTTATGCTTGAGATTGCTGAAACTGCCACAGGTTGAAGGATGGGTAGGACAGCCTGGCTCCTGTACCTTTTCTTGGGCTTCTTTGAAGCTATAACCCCATACATCGCTGAACCTGGCATCTGCCTTCATGGTGAGATAGTCCCAATACTGGACAGAGTGTTCAATATATTCGCACTTGGTTTCTACGCCTGAGTTCATAGCCTGGTACAGTTCGGTGGATGGATTTTGCACCCCATAAGTGGCGGTGACTTTCTTTTTCACCTGCTCGTCAAAAGCCTGGACGTCCCATGCGTAGGGCGCTGCCTCTAAAACGACAATAGCAGCTGTCTGCTGTGCTGCCTGGGTGGGCTGGCTGGGAGTTATTGCCTAAGTGGCTGCCATGGCTGCCGTGGCCGTAGCGGTTTTAAGCTTGGTATTGTCATTGATGCCTTCAATGATGGCATAGCCAACGCCTCCTACCAGAGCTATGATAGTGGGTAGAAACTCCTGGACTAACTCAACAAGTGAGTTAGCCGTCTCTGTATTGGTAACAAAGACATTGATAATGGCAATGATAATGGGCAAGATAACCGAAGCGCTATACTTCTTCTTGCCTACCATGAAGTTATTTAATGCGTTTCCCATAGTGTTATTTCCTCCTGTTTTTAGTTTTATGTAAAGTTTTTTAATTCCCCCTCACTCTAACTCTCTCCCACCAGGGGAGAGAGGATTTCCTCGCCCTTGACGGGAGAGGATTAAGGTGAGGGTGAAACCATTTAAACCAGCACAGCCAGGGCGTCCGGAAGTGGCTTGCCTGCCTTCTGATAGTGGCTGGCCAGATGCCTGGCTGCCCCTACGATTTGGGACTCGTCAGCCTGTACCCTCCGGCCTTCAATGCCCTGCAATGACAGAAAGGCTACCATCTGAGTCATGTTCTCCCAATCAACGGTATGCTCGTAGCCTATCTTGCCTTTTACAGCCCGGTAAACCTGCCTGGTGTGATGGGGCAGTTTCCAGGTAAGAGGATCTGCCTTATCCCCGACTATGGCGTAAGCCTGCCAGGGCAAGCCGTTCTTGACCTGCTGCTGGTCTTCTTCCGGGGTAAATTCATCATCCTGGATGGTTGGTGTGATAACGTCAATCTTCTTGGTTTTGCCTTTGGTTTTTGTGATCATGGTTTCCTCCTAGTATTCCTCGCTGATCAGCTTGTTAACTCGTAACTTGCTGCGTGTCTTTTTACAGCCTTCCTGGAACTCTTTTAATCTGGCTCTACCCCAGGAAAGATAATCGCGGTCGACATCCTCGCCTCCGTAGTTGGCTCTGTTGGTGTGGTACTGCGATTGCGTCAGGGCTGCGTAGGCACTGGCGCCAAGAGCTATCAGGTCTTCATACCTTGGTGGTATGGACGACGTCTCGGTATTCAGGGTATGGATAGTAGTCCAGTAGACGTAGCAGTTTTCACCGTCTCCCTGGGTTTCCAGGAAATAAAGGGTATCTTGGTAGACTTCGAAGCGGGTAAATGCTCTTGGTTCGCTGCCTACGGGGAACTCCACCTTGTCAACTGAGACTCTATCGGCCAGTGAGCTAATATCAAGCTCGATGCTGCTGTCTACGGTGGCCAGGGTAGATTTCATTTCCCTGGGGCAGTACTGGCTGAACTCTTTTACTGCTTTGGCAATAGCCCGATCGATTTCGTCGTCAGTCCAGCGATAGTTGCTATCATCCTCGTCTTTGATGTCTCGCCTGACATTGGCGCGCATTTCTTCAAGGTCCATAATTCTTATATCCCCCTCACTCTGACTCTCTCCCGCCAGGGGAGAGAGAATTTTTTTAGTGGGTAGGGGGGAAGTTGCTCAAATCCCCCCTACCTAAATTAAAGGAGGTTTGGAATGACCTGCGGTGGCGGTTTCCCCGCAGGCTTACTTTTTAACCTCCTGAGACAACGCTATCGACTCTACTATTCAGGAAAAAGAGGATCTCGGTGGCGCTTAAGGCTATGCCAATGATGGTGTTGGCATCCCCTGAGTCGATCGGTGCGGTCTGAGTAACCATACCGTTATTGCTACCCTCATCCACATAAACATAGTCTCCAGGTGTAGCGCCTGAATAGCCTCCCACTGTGGGGCAAGGCGATACCGGTATAACATCGCCAACGGCTCCGTCTGCCAGCGCTACAACTCTACCCTGGATAACTCCGGCTGTGGTGGCCAACGCCTTCTTCCATCCTGAGCTATAGCCTAAAACGTCTCCACGTTTGCAAGCCTCGGCCAGGGTAACAGTTGGCGGGTAAGGTCCTTTCCCCGAGTCGATTATCTGTCTGTTTTTGCCTGGGTCTTCAAATGCCATATTATTTCTCCTTCTCCCTATCCCTACCCCAAATCCTAATTTTCTAATTTCTAAATCCTAAACGTTTAGGATTCAGGGTTTGGGATTCAGGATTTTTATTTTTAGTCCTGGACTCCGATTAAGGCTGCTGCCTTGACAGTGCTGAACAGGGCAAGGCTGACATACCACTTAATCCGGGTGCGGGTAGCGTCTTTGGTCTCCATCTGGCCGATGGGTACCACCTGCAAGCCTCCCGGACTGGTCAAGCCACATAGCCCGCTCTCGCCGAATTGCACGGCATAGATTACCGAACTGGCGCCTCCGGTGATGGCGGTCTCCACGCTGCCGGCGACGACATGGGTGTCCAGCTGGAAGTCATTAACGGATATCGGTATGCCGTTATAGAACTGGACAAACTCACCAAGAGCGCCTTTGCCCACTTCAAGGTTATTGCCGGCTGCCCGGGCCAGAGCGTTAATCTTTCTGCGGCTCCGCCTGGACATGATCAGCAAATCGGGCTTTCCGCCTTTAATGGAATCGATGAGCTGGTCCAGCATAGTCAGGGTAAGGGTGGCTCCAGCGGCGCCGGCGGCGATTACCTGGTCGCTGGGCACTAAGGTATTGATTATCTTCCTCAGTCCGTCAAACTGGTTGGCGTCTTCCGAGTTATCACCGTAGAGGAACTTTCCCTCCAGCTCGTGCCTGATGGCTTTGGCGGTCAGCTCGATGATAGCCGTCTCAATATCCTGGACATTGGATCGGGTCTGTTTGATGTACTCGTCGACATCGGCGTTCTGGCCAAGGATCTTCAGGGTGGCAGTTACCTGGTCGAAGTCGATGGCGGGGCTGGTTGCCCAATCATCATTGGCTGCGTGCCATTCAGCAGAGGGGAGCGTTTTCTCCCGATTATAGGTCAGGGCATTACCCACTATCTCCACGAAGGGCATGGTTTGCAGTAGCGGGCTATCCTTGATAATAGTCTCTATGACACCCTGCAGCAGGACGTCATTAGACAGTTTAGATGCTTCGGTTAAAGTTGTTCCCATATTCAGTTATTCTCCTTTTCTAAGTTAATTTTGTGAGCTATGAGCTCTTTTTCCGGGCTTTCTCGATGCCCTGGGTTATCTTCTCCCTGGTGGTCATGCCGGAAGTATCAGGGGGTGTTCTGCCCGGAGCTCCGGCGGGAATAGTGGTCTGCTGGATTTCCTGGGTTAAGCCTTCCTTGATCTTGCCAACAAGGGCGGTGGCTTTCTCCACAGCCTGGTCGATATCGGCAATGGTATTGCCCAGTACCATTTCGGCGGGGATTAAGGGATTAGCCTTAAGGACCTGGCCGCGGTATGCGCCAACGGCTGCCTCGTAATTGGCGCTAAGCGAAGCGAAGCCTTTGTCTTTCTCGGTGACTGCGGTTTTCAGGGTTTCGGTTTCTTCGCTCTTTGCCTGCAGGTCAGCCTCAAGCGCTACTATGCGCTCCTTAAGGGGCTGGGTAGCCTGGTTGACAAGCTCGGTGGCTTTGGTTTTCTCGGCCTCGAGGTCTGCCTTGAGCTGGTCATAGGCTTCCTGCGTTATCTCCTGGTTACCGGTGTTGTTTTCGTTTTCTGTACCCAAAGTGTTCACTCCTGTAAACGTTTATTCAGTTATAGCCTCGGTCTCCGTTTCGGCGGCGACGATTCTCTCACGCTCTCCGCCCCGGGTAGATTTGGCTCTAAACTGCTGATTCATGGCCAGGATGCGCTCTCTTTCCTCGATCCACTTTTCAAATTCAGCCTGCGGGTCCCTGATGCCCATTTCATCCATAGCAGTACGCCGGCTGTGGACACCTGACTGGACTAGCAGTTGTTCGTTCTGCGCCTCTCTGGCTCGATCCTGAGGCAATACCTGACCCCAGATAATGCGGTGGTTAACCTGGGTCAAGTCCTGCCTGGTGAATTGCTGGTTCAATTTAAGGATCATCTGATTTCTGATGGTATAGGCTGCGGTGCGGATGGTTCTCTTGCGCCTTACCTTTTGCAGCAGGCTCTGCAGCTCTACCTCCAGGGCTGTGCCTGAGAGCTCTCTTTCAATGCCTCCGTAGGCTGCCCTGGGGGATTCGCTGATGTCATGTAGGCAGCGATAAACCATGTCGATATAGTCGATGTGAAGCCTGATACCGCCGCCCTGGAGCAAGTCCAGGAGATAGGCTTTGGTATCGCTGGGCAGATTCCAGACTGCGCCGGGCTGTACCCGGATATCCTCGGAGCTTTCCACGCCTTCCAGTACTGCTATAGGATTGCCTGATACCTCTAATATCCTGCTGAGCTGCGTCAAGGCTCTATTAAGCTCTGTTTGTGCTTGTTTAAGCGCCGGGATATCTGAATATCCCCAGAAGCTCTTAGGCTTGCGCAAGTTAGGAAAAATGATAAAAGGGATAAAACCGTAGGGGTTGGGCTTGTTTTCCAGGATTTCGTTGTCCAGGTAAAGCGTGAACTGCTTTGCAGTCCACAGCTCGGTCATATTAGCGGTCTTTTTGGAGATAGTCTTGCGGTAAAGCATTTCTATCTCATCCTGAGATAGCGAGTACCGGCTGGCCACTCTCCACAGCTTTGACAGATCATCGCCTAACCACCAGGCGTAAATACCGTTGACATCGGGGCTGGTGACTCTGATCCTCTTTTCCTGGGCATCCCAGGTCACCTTGTAACAACCGTCGCCTAATATGGCTGCGTCGATCTCGGTCTCATAGTCCAGCTCCTGGAGATTGTTTTCCAGATAAACACGATAGATTAGCTTCTCTGCGTCTCTAGCTATCGTTTTAGCTGGTTCATCATCAGACAAAGGGTCACAGGCAAAGTTAAGTCCCTGTGTCAGATAGCTGGTGACTTTATCGATGGCAATCTTGGCGTAGTTAAATACCAGCTGGCGGTTTCGGCTTCTCTCCGTCCACTGAGTACCGTCATAGAAGTCCAGATTAGCCTTATAGTTACCGAAACGGTCTTTGTCCAGATTGGATAGCGACTGCGGGTTAAATTCACTCATTCCGTACGCCTCCTGTGGCTTTGCGTGGGGAAAGCGCCCGCTGTACCGTCCTCTTGCTAACGTGGAACAATTCGGCTATTTCTGCGCTGCTTTTACCCTGACGTTTAAGCTGAGCCATCTGGCTGGCTCTGTTCAACAGCTTAAGGCGCTGCCTGCCGCGGGGTTCATCTTCGATACAATGGGGCAAAGGACAACTGAGACAGGAAGAGAAAAACTCACAGCCCCTGTCATGCCAGTTGCAATCATCAAGCAGAGATTCTGCTAACTCTATGGGGGTTTGCTTAGTGGTCATTGCCCCTAATAATAGTACAAATGTTCTAATATAACAAGACCAAATTGTCACTTTTTTACCTCTCATCCCCTACCCCTTCTCTCCTTCGATGAGAGAAGGGGAACATTTTTTTAAGAGGGGCTAAGCCCCTCTTAAACACCCAGATGTCATTACGAGGAGCACCAATGTAATTGGAACGACGAAGCAATCTACAGGCTGAAAGAAAGGCACAAAAATTGCCTCTTCCCGATTGCAGCGAGACTATCAATGCTACAGGGCGAAAGTCCAACGTAAACTACCTCGGCTAAACAGGTGATTTTCTTGACAAAAAATGGCAAAAGGGTTTTAATCTTAACGTGCGTTTTCGACATTACATAGGAATATTTTTGCTTCTGGCGCTGGTACTAATGGCACTGCCATCTACAGCCTCAGCAAGCGGCTGAGGTGAGGGTGGTTGCGTCACGGGTTTGACGCCTAATTCCGGCAAGGTGGGCAGCACCGTTACCATCCTCATTTCCAGCAGTGGTTTCTACCTGGATGGCGATTACATGATTTACTGGAGCCCATCCGTCGATTTCCCTGAAGACAGTACCGTGCTGCTGAAAGAGGGCTCGGCAGGCAAAGTCACCACGGTAACGGATGACTTTACTATACCTGAAGCCAAATATGGCGACAATTACGTAAGGTGGATTCGGTGGGGCTATGACGATCCGGTAAACCTCAAGTTCACGGTCAAGCCCAGTCTGGAAATCATCCCGGCCCAGGCCGGCCCCGGCGCTACTGTAACTGTAAAGGGTACCGGTTTCCCGGCTAACGGTACCGGTACGGTGACCTTCGACGGACAGACTACCGATATCAGCATTAAGCCGAACTCAACCGGTACTTTCGAGGCTGACTTTGTAGTTCCCAATACCTTAGCTGGCGAGCATAAATTCGTGGCTAACTCACCACAGTTGATATCTGATTCAGCCAGCGCTAATTTGAAAGTAATACCGAGCATGAACGTCAATACTCCGCAACCCGATATCGGCGCCGAAGTGGAAATAACCGGCCGCGGCTTCGCCGCCAATAGCCTGGTGAAAATCAAATACGATAACATTACCATCGCCAACTCGCCTACCTCGGATGAAAAAGGTAATTTCAGCTTCACCTTCAAAGTTCCTGAAAGCGCCGCCAAAGAACATAAAATTACTGCCGAAGACGAAGCTGGCAACAGCAGAATTCATAGCCTCACGCTGGAAGGTTCACCACCACCCAAGCCAACGCCGGTATCACCCAAAGCAGAAAGGTTCGGCTTCTTTGGCAATGAAACAGTTACCTTTATCTGGACGCCGGTAACCGATATGAGTGGGGTTACTTATACCATAGAAGTGGCGGAAGACCTTAATTTCTTCCCCATTAAACCGGGGATGACAAAGAAAGGTTTAACCGAACCTACATGTACTATAAGCATGAGTAATGGCACTTATTACTGGAGGGTTAGAGCAATTGACGGTGTGGGCAATGAAGGTGAGTGGGCTATTTCTCCATATGCTTTCAACGTAGGGATGTTCTCTAACTGGATACTTATTATCGGCGGTATCGTTTGTCTTATCGTCTTTATCCTGCTGATACGAGCTTTCTTACGCCGCCTCAGAGAATATTATTAAACGCCTCATTCTCCCCACTCCACCAGTCACCCAAAATCCCAAGCACCAAATACTAAATCCCAGTTTGTACAGCGAGCGTAGCGAAGCAATCGGGATGACAAAAGGGAAAATCCACCTCGGCTATTTACCCTTGAGCATTTTTAGCAGCGCATCTGATTTAGCATCAGAGGGAATGAGATTTTCAGGCTCAAAATAGTAAGTCCATACACCTGTTGTAATTACGCCCCGCTCCAGGCCCAGCCCGGGACCGCTAACATTGTAGGTAGTTAGATTAACCTTGACCACTCTCCAGTTCTGGTACTGACCGAGGACATCATCAGCAGTAAAGGCAACCGTGTCAGCAACAGTCTTCCCGGCATTGCGCTGCTGGGTGAGTGCAGATATCTTACTTTCAAATTCCTTGGTAAGCTCCTCCAGCGAAGCCACAGCACCGGTACTCAAATTCTCGACATTGATAACGCTGGTATATTTGGTACTCCCGCTCAGCATCACGCTAGTAAACTGTAGCTTAACCACACGGAACTGTTCATTCCTGAATTTATCCGACTCCAGATAAGATGCTGCTTCTACAGTACGCTTACCGCCGTACCCTGCTTTTTCGGCCTCTGCTTTCTGCACCTGTACCCACTCCAGGGCCGGAGCTGCCACCTGGTTCAGTTTATCCAGTTGTTCATTCAGAGAAGCGATCTCCTGGTCCAGGCTGCTAATTTCCGCAGACAACTCACCAAGAGTAGTATCCTTTATTGACTCAAGGATATTGAGCACATTAATTCTGACCTCTTCTTCGATATCTGCAGATGAAGACGATGAAGCACAACCAATCGGCAATACAGCACTTAATAACAATACTACTAACCCCAGCACCAGGGCTACCTGCCTCAGCCTATAAAATTTTATCTTCACCGGTGCAGTGCCTCTGCTTTTAGCAATACCAGGCGTAATCATGATGAGCTATCCTCCCGAATATATACGATACCTATGAAAACTTATTGATAACTGTAACATAAACAGCGCTGAGGTTACAACGAATAGTATAAATCCGCCTTCACTCTAATTCCAACCCGCCACACCCTCGGCTTCTATGTCATTTACCAAATACTAAATTCTAAATCTCAAATTCCAAACAAATTCAAATGACAAATTAACAATCACCAAAACACTATTTTGAATTTTGGCTATTTATATTTATTTAGGATTTATTAGAAGCGACATCGTTAACTTGATATAATAGTACAATTGTTCTATTATAATTTCTTATGATTCCTCTGTTAAAAATAGCATTGGAAAATCAGCGGTATGACCTAGCGGCACACGTACTGGTCTTCGGGCTGATTAAGGCAAAGCAAAATGTCCAGAAAAAGCAATCCAAAAAGCAAAAAACCAGGATTTTATCTTCAGGCTCTCAGCGAAGCTGAGAAGCTGGGGCTGGAAGAAGCCAGGGATATAGCCGGTCTGGACGAGGAAATTGCCATGCTCCGTGTTAAGCTCAGAGAACTTATCGAAAGTGACCCGGACAGGTTTGATCTTCAGTTGAAGATTACCAATACCATCGCCAGGCTGGTCGGCATTCATTACAACATCAGCAAAGCGCAGAAAAAATCGCTTAAGGAAGCTATCACCAGAGTATTAACCGAGATAGCCATCCCCTTAGGAGTAAAAGTATTAATCAAGTAAAACTGGCAATCCTCAACTTCCCCCTCACTCCAACTCTCTCCCTCCAGGGGAGAGAGAATAATTCATCTTGATTAAATAGGTGACGTAGATGCTCTATCAAGTAGAAAAAACTTCTCTCAGCTTGACGGGAAATTACTAACTTATCACCTCTCCCCCAACGGGAATCTACAACCCAATCTTCTCTCCCTTGACGGGAGAGGATTAAGGTGAGGATGAAAGATAGAAATAACCCACACTTCACTGAAAGCACTGGCAATAAGGAGGCAATGAGCCTGTCCCAGGGCAAACCTGAAGGAACGCCCTTACGCTGGTCTGAATTCAGATTAATGTAAGGGCGGGTTTTTAAACCCGCCCTGCAGACCCGTCAGGGCTGTCACTGAAAAGTAGATTAGTTATTCATGTGGTCACTCGAGGCGAATGACTCACACAAGAACAAGTTTTGAAAAGGAAACGTAACAATTGCTCAGACCATATCAGCAAGAAGTAGCCAGGGCAGTGCTCAACAGCATTCAGGAAAAAAGAGGTTTAACCTTCTCTGTTGAGATAGCCCGCCAGGGAGGCAAAAATGAGCTGTCGGCTCAGCTCGAAGTCTTGCTGATGACCATGTTTATGGGCAAAGGCGGCAATAGCATTAAATGTGCTCCCACCTTCAAACCGCAGACTATCATATCCATGATGAGGCTGAAGGAAAGGCTTGACGACTTCGGCTTTGCCGACATCTGGACAAGCGAGATGGGCTACATTATCAAGCTGGGTGCCGCCCGCCAGATATTCCTCTCTGCAGAAGAATCGTCTTCGGTAGTCGGACATACCGCAGATATACTTCAGGAGATAGATGAATCCCAGGATGTGAGTAAGGATAAGTATACCAAGGAATTCAGGCCGATGGGTTCAGCTCACAACGTAATCACCGTACACTACGGAACAACCTGGGATGATACTACGCTGCTGGAAGAAACAAAACAGATAAATCTGGAACTGGAAAAGAAAGATGGTATAAAAAGGCACTTTCGGTATGACTGGCAGGAAATATCAAAATATAGTCCTGAATACGGGGCTTTTGTCGAAGCCGAGCGGGAACGGCTGGGTGAGGAGCATCCTCTATTCAAAACGCAATATGCGCTTATGCCTATACACGGCGGCGGCGGCTTTCTATCACGCCAGCAAATAGCACAGCTACAGGGCGAGCACTCCAGAGTCCACCGTCGCAGCCAGGCATCCAGTATATATGTAGCTGGTATCGACCTTGCTGGCGAGTCAGAGGTCACCGAGGACCTGATACTGACCAGGCCGGGCAGAGACGCCACCGTAATCACCATCGCCGAGATTGAGCTAACTCAAAATTCAGCAAACTTACCGCCTCAGCCGACTATCAGGGTAGTAGAACATTATTGCTGGGTGGGACAAAAGCATCCGCAACTTTTCCAGAGGATGATGGATATTCTGAAAAACGTCTGGAAATGCAGCCGAATTGCGGTTGACTCTACCGGCGTCGGAGAACCCGTGGCCTCTTTCTTAAAACATGCCCTGGGCAATAAAATCGTCCCTTTCAAATTCACCCAGAGCACCAAATCAGAAGCAGGTTTCGACCTGCTGGCGGCATTAAACTCAGGCAGATTAAAGATTTACCGACAGGACGGCTCGGAAGAATACAGAGAGCTTATATTCCAACTGGAAAAAGCCAGGAGCGTCTACCGTCCCAACCAGACACTGAATTTCTTTGTCGACCCTGCTGACGGCCATGATGACTACCTGATAAGTCTGGCACTGGTAGTACAGGCTGCCAAGGGGCACTTTCCTCGCAAAGCCACGGGGCAGTTTCGCAGCTAG